AGCGCCTGAGCCTGACCAGGGACGACGTCCACGACGAGGGCTGGCGCTTCTATGTACACCGGTTTACCAAGAATGAATACGATCCAATGGCCGGCAGGCTGTTCGCCGCACTGGACGCCGATCCGAGGACGACGGTGAGCCACACGGTGGACTTTGAGCCGGACAGCGGATACATCCACCATATCTTCACATGTGAGGGATACTGATGGCACGAATGGACACCGACGGCCTGGATGACCTGATCAACGAGATGACGCGCATGGGCGAAAGCGGCAAAGATGTGGCCAAAGTGATGGTCGCAGCTGCCGGTGCGGAGATCCGCAGCGCCTGGCGGGAAAGCGCGGAAGCGCACCGCCTGCGCAAGACCGGCGCGATGATCGAATCCATCGGCCCGACAGGCCCAGTGACGCAGCTCAGCGATGCGGTGTATCAGGATGTATCCGCGCTTGGAAAAGACAGCAAAGGCACACGGAACGCCGAAAAAGCGTTTGTGCTGAATTATGGTACCAGCCGCATCAAGCCCACCCACTGGGTGGATGAGGCAGAAGCGGCAGCAGGCCCCAGGGTGCAGGAAAAGCTCGAAGAGATCTGGGGCCAGTTCCTCGAGACGGGCAAGGTGCCCGTCGTACCTGATACCGGCAGCGCGTCTGGCGGGATCACCAAAACTGTTAAGTAAAGGAGTGTTTGAACTATGGCTTTTATCGGCATGAGGCACCCTGTGGTCGCCACGCTGACAGCGCACACCGCCGGAGCGGAACCGACCTACGGCACCGGCAAGGTCATGGGCCACGCGATCGCCGGCAACCTGACCATCACCCGGAACAATAACCCGCTGTATGCCGACGACACCATCGTCGAAGATGACAACAGCATCACCGCCATGAGCCTGGAGATGGGCCTGGACGACCTGACTGAGGAAGTCCGCACCTACATGCTGGGCCTGGTGAAAAAGTCCACCGGCACCGGCACCACCGTGGACACCTACTACGACACCGACGCAGCTGCGCCCTATGTGGGCTTCGGCTACATCCGCGTCCGGCGTCTGGCCGGCGTCACCAAGTACGAGGCGCTCTGGTATTACAAGGCCATGTTCTCCGAAGAAGCTGAGAACAGCGCCACCAAGAATGAGGCCATCGAATGGCAGACCCCGACCATCACTGCCCGCGTCATGGGTCTGGCCGTCGACAACACCGGCGCGCTGACGTTCCGGAAGAAGCAGTATTTCGACACCGAAGGCGACGCCATCACCTGGCTGAACGGCCTGGCCGGCATCAGCTGATCATTACACGTTCACAACACCCGCGCAGATCTGCGTCTGCGCGGGCATTCTTTTGAGGGAGAAGAATGAAAACATCAAAGGTCAAAATAGCCAAGAGGGAATTTTCCCTGGCGTTCACGCTGGACGCCATGTGCAGGCTGCAGGATACCATCGAAAACTTTGACCTGGGGAAGCTGTCCGACTACGTCAAAACGCCTAACGGGCTGCTGGACATGCTGACGATCCTGGCAGAGCAGGGAGAGATGCTGGAAGGCCGGGTGCTGGATGTTGACAGGAAATGGTTCGGGAACCATATCCCGCCTGCACCTAACCGGATCGCGACCATCCAGATGGCGATCCTGGACGCGTTCACTTACGGATTAACGATGGAGACCGACGACGAAGAAGAGGGCGAAGTGGACGTCGTCCTGCAGCAGCTTAAAAAAAACGAAGTGAAGGACGCCTGACCTGGCGGACCATGGTGCACTACGGGCTGACAGCAGGCCTGCACCTGGCCGAGATGGGAAGGCTGACGCCGGGCATGGTGTGCGATCTGTACATCATGCGCCTGCGCTATGACGATATGGAGCACGGGATCCGGCGCGAAAAGGAAAAGATCTACGACTGAGGAGTGATGGCAATGCCGACGCGGGAAATCAAAACCAGATTCAAGCTCGAAGGCGAGCAGGCATACAAAAAGGCGATGACCGACGCCGCCAGTGCGATCAAGGTCCTCAAGAGTGAGCAGCGCCTGGCCGCTGCGGAGTTCGAGGCGTCCGGCGACGCCCAGGAATACGCAGCGGAGAAGGCCAGGATCCTGGCCGAGGAGATCGAACAGCAGAAAAAAGCCGTCAAGGCTGCTCAGGATGCCATCAACCAGCTGACGAAGAACGGCGTGGAGCCCAGCTCCAAGCAGATGCAGACCTGGAAGACCAAGCTGAACGATGCCAAGGCTGCGCTCAAAAAGATGGAGACCCAGCTGAACGACACCGAGGGCGAGGTCAAGGATCAGAACAGCGCGCTGAGCAAGGCGAGGACCGCCATGTCCAACGCGGAATCAAAGATCAAGTCCCTGACGGCGGAAGAGAAGCTGGCAGAGGCCCAGTTCAAGGCCACCGGCGACAAGGAAGCATACGCAGCGGAGAAGACCAGGATCCTCAAGGAAAAGGTCGAGGCCCAGAAGCTGGCCGTGGCAGCTGCGGAGGAAGCCATCAAGAGCATGACGGACAACGGGGTGGACCCGGCGTCCGCGGAGATGGTCGAATGGAAGGATAAGCTGGTCGAGGCCAAGACCAAGCTGGCGACCATGGAAGGCGCACTGCAGAGCGCCGAGAAAGAGCTCAAGGATCAGACCGGAGAGCTTGGAAACGCCAAGACGGCCATGGCCAACGCCGAGACGAAGATCAAGTCCCTGACGGCGGAAGAAAAGCTGGCCGAAGCCCAGTTCAAGGCCACCGGCGACAAGGAAGCATACGCAGCCGAAAAGACCAGGATCCTCAAAGAGAAGATCGAAGCCCAGAAGACCGCGGTGGCAGCTGCGGAGAAGGCGATCAAATCCATGACGGACAACGGGGTGGACCCGAACGCCAAGGAGATGGTCGAATGGAAGGATAAGCTGGTCGATGCCAAGACGAAGCTGGCCAACATGGAGACCGCGCTGGACAGCATGGGCACCGAGCTGGGTGAAGAGACGGACGCCTTCGGCGAAGCGACCGGCGGAGCTGACAGCCTGAAGAAGTCGATCGACAAGGTCGGCGAAAAGGTGGACTATCAGAATGTCATCGGAGCGATCGACAGCCTGACGTCCCACATCCAGAAGATCGCCACCGCAGCCGGAAGGGCTGCCACGGCCGTCTGGAAGCTGGGCACGGACGCCGGCACCTGGGCGGACGATATCGCCACGGCAGCCGCGCAGCTGGATGTGGATCCGGAGACATACCAGAGCTGGCAGTATGCCAGCAATTTCATTGACACCAACGTCACGGACATCACGAAGTCCTGGCAAGACATCCAGAAGAAGCTCAAAGAAAATAACACCGAATACCTGGGCCAGCTGGCCAAGCTGCGCGTCGGTGTTCGGAACACCAACGGCACCATGAGGACCAGTGAGGAGATCTTCTGGGACCTGATCGACGCGCTGCATAACATCAAGGATCCGTCAGAGCAGGCGCGGGTCGCCACCGAATTGTTTGGAAATGACTGGCGGACCTTAAAGCCTCTGATCGACGCAGGATCCGAAGCCTATAAGGGCCTGGCGGAAGAGGGCCGCGAGGTCGCCGTCGTCTCCAATGATAACGTGGAAAAGCTGGGCAAGGTTGACGACGCCATGCAGAAGCTGACATCCCGCGCGAATAAGCTGAAGAACGACGCCCTGGCCGCCCTGTCCCCTTCCTTCCTTAACATCGCGGACGCGGGAGATAAGGCCGTGACCGCTCTGCAGGAGTTCCTGGAAAGTGCGGAAGGCAAGGAAGCCATTGGAGAGCTGAACGCTGCCATTGACGGGCTGATCAAGGCCTTCCTCGGGGAAGATAACGGTAAGGGCACGTTCAAGGCGATCATTGACGGGGCGAAGGACGCTGTGAACGGGTTTACTTCGGCGCTGAAGTGGATCTCCGAAAACGGGGAGACCGTCAAGACAATCATCGCAGGCCTCGGGATCGCCTGGGCCGGGCTGAAGGTCAGCAAGGGCGTGCTGGAGTTCATGACCCTGCTGCAGGCCCTTCCCATCGAAAAGCTGACGGCCGTCTTCAGCCCCAAGGGTGCGGAATCGGTCGCGAAGGCAGCCGGAAAAGCAG